CCAAGTTCAAGAGACTCGCTCTTGCTTCGTCATAATGCCAATAGCAGATATGCCTAATTATGAGAATGGGCATTTTAATAGAGTTTATAATCATCTAATAAAACCTGCATGTGCTGATGCAGGATTTAAGCCAATACGTGCTGATGAAGTTAGTAATTCGAACTTTATTGTACTTGATATATTAAAGAGAATCGTAGAATGTGACATTGCGATTTGTGACCTTAGCAGTCGAAATCCAAATGTAATGTATGAATTGGGTTTAAGACAGGCCTTTAATAAAAAGACGGTATTAATTAAAGATGATAAAACCATAAGTCCCTTTGATGTTCAAGCATTCCGTTATTGCGAATATGATAGCACAATGCGCATTGACAATGCGCAGGTTAATGCTAAGTCAATTTCAAAAGCGCTCACATCAACTTTTTCAGCTGATGAGAATGATGTTAACTCCATAGTCCAATTATTAAAAATACAACCCGCACAGGTTGGTGAAAAAACAATATTAAGCCAAGAAAACACCCTTATTTTGAAAGCAATAAAAGAACTTCAGCAAAGAATAACACCTCAAAGCGTGTTAGATTCGCCTTCAATTGACTATACACTTGGAAGGTATTCAAGCCCTGGAGAAAGCCTTGCTGAACAATTAGAAGTCTGTTCGCTGCAACAATTATTGGGGAATAGTTACTCTCATAAATCCACCGATAAGTTCTTTGGTATTTTAAGTGGTACCTTAAAAGATAAATATAATCGTGAATACTATGCTTTTAAGATTGGCCATAAAATCAATAAAATAGAAGCTGACTCATCAGAGTTATCGCTAATAATTGAAGATGATGATGATATTCCGTTTTAATTATGACAGTTAAAAAATTACGAATGGAAAATGGCAGGCGCAGTTTTTCCCTAATGGTCGCGATGGAAAACGCATCCGTCGCCAGTTTGCCACGAAGGGCGAGGCCCTTGCATTCGAGCGTCATGTAAAGGAGCAAGCCCAAGATAAGCCGTGGCTGGGTGAGAAAACAGACAAACGCCGCGTTCGGGATTTGGTTACAGCCTGGTATTACGCACATGGTGTAACACTTGCTGATGGCGAGAAGCGTAAAGGCGCAATGGAGTTTGCCTCTCTCGCTATGGGTGATCCACTCGCAACTGAATTCAGCGCTAAATTATTCTCAACCTACAGAGAACAACGTTTAAGTGGAAAAATAACCCGTTCAGATCGCGTCAAGTCCGTTACCCCTCGCACTGTAAACCTCGAACTGGCTTACTTCCGGGCTATGTTCAATAAGCTGAAAAGACTTGATAACTGGACAGCACCAAACCCTCTCGAAAACGTCAGGGAGTTTAAGATTGCAGAAGTTGAGCTAGCCTGGATCACAGTTGAGGAAGCGACGCGTTTGCTTGAAGAATGCGAGAAAAGCAAAGCTGGTGATTTAACGACGACAGTCAAAATCTGCCTTGCTACCGGCGCAAGATGGGGAGAGGCAGAAAGCTTAACTGGCAAACAGGTAAGCCCAGGCAAGATTACTTTTATAAAAACGAAAGGTAAGAAGAACCGCGCAGTGCCAATCAGTGATGAGCTTTACGAACTACTCCCCAAAAACCGCACCGCTAAACCGCTATTTACCGGATGTTATTCGGCGTTCAGAAGCGCTGTAAAACGAGCGGGTATAGAACTGCCAGACGGTCAGCTGTCACATGTTCTTAGACATACTTTCGCCAGTCACTTTATGATGCGCGGTGGAAATATACTCGTACTCCAAAGAATATTAGGGCATACGAACATCAAAGTTACTATGCGCTATGCACATTTCTCCCCAAATCATTTAAGTGATGCTATTAAATACAATCCTTTAAATGACATTTACCATCATGAAACGTTAGTTTGAAAGAATCGTACTTCTTAGAGTTTTTCGGCCATAACATTAATGGCCGAAACTCAATGTCATTTAAAAATCTTTCTATTAATATCATTAAATTTAGAAAGACCAAAATTCAAAACACCCGTAATCAACAACAATGACATATAAATACCATCAACATCATCCATATTTATATCAACCGATTTCCCATGCGCAATCAAATTCCGTTTAGACTTTGAAGAATTAAAAGTCTCCATGATTTTGGACCATACTTTAATAGTATCAAAATCAGTTGTATTTAATGCTTCCTTGGTAACCAGCCTTAACTTCTCATCCAATGAGAGATACTCAAGAGCATCATGTAACTCTGCGTGAATTTTCACTGCATAATTAGACACTTTAGAGTTAATCAATGATTCCACAGCCGAAAAGTACATAAAAAATGCCATTTTCAGATTGCCTACATCATACAAACGCTCACCTTCAAGCACTAACTGCTCTTCTGTTTTTAATTTTTCGAGGTCCCCTTTTTAATAGCACACACTTTATAAACCACTTTATTATCATGAGTGGAGTCATAATTAGTATCACCATATAAATCTCCTTTTAGACAAACTTCACAGGAATGATAACTGACCGAATCTATATATAAATTCAACCGTCCTTCTGAATATTGCCTAGAAAGCGTCCCATCATCTTGTAGGATGCCATAATCCTCTAAAGATATATCCAGCAAATAATCATAGCGCGATGAAAAATAATGTTTCTCTAGAATTGCGTAATCTTTTATATATGATTTTACATATGGTGTTACTTGTTCATCAATCTCCAATCCTAAGTATTCACGATGAATAGTAGTAACAGCACCGGTTAAAAAAGCTAAAGTTTTGTATCTTTTATTATTTATGTTATTAATGAAGTTCTGCACTTTAGGTCCTTAAATTAAATTTCTATTTTGTGTCCTCATCATTTGATGAGAATATGTCCACAATGAGAACAAGTAAAGTGGCAGCAAAATGGCAGCAAACCTATTCGCTATGCTGGCATATTCTCCACTATTCGACTTCGCAAGTGGTTGAAATTAAAGTAACTTGTTGTTTTATATGGCTTTAGCTTCGGACTCATAATCGCTTGGTCGCTGGTTCAAGTCCAGCAGGGGCCACCAAATTTTAGCAGTAGAATCATATGATTAAGCCACTCGATTGAGTGGCTTTTTTATTGGCTTTTTTGAGCCGGTGACGCAGCCACTAACCCTGGTTCAGCGAAGCCGTCTGGACACGTTCAGAAACACCGGGGGTCGCAATCAGGCGCTCCACGGACTCCATCGTCACGAACGTACAGCTGCAGTCCACATTGGTGCACTGGTGATAGCGCTCTTTGGTATTTTCACTTAGATAGCGACTGGTACGCGCATGCGCTGAATGCTTGCACTTAGGACAATGAAACATGTACCCCTCCACTTGATTCACATTTTGTGAATCAATAATACCCAAAATAAAACCAATAGCAACTGTATTACTCACTATCAACAATAAATTTTTCGTCAGTGGCATTCAGTTCAAGCTTAAGCTGCGTGGTAAATCCGCTATCGTTGAGGGTATGCACCACCTCGCTGATGATCCACGCCTGCTCGTCAATGACGCGTTTAAAACCGTTTACCAATACCGGCGTTTCGGGGTACAGATCGGCTCGCCCCAGCGCCAGTTGGATAGAAAAATTCACGGTACCCCGCTGCAGCGCGTGCCACTTCGCCTCTGCGGCCCTGAGAGCCTGCTCTTCAGAGGCATACACCGTGGTGAGCTCAAATACGTTTTCCGCCGATCCTACCAGCCTCTCTTGCGGCTTCTGCTCCTTGCCTCCTGGTTCTACAATCGGCACGGCGGCTTCCGGGTGCTGCAGCCCCTCTGTCGCTTGCCCCTCAGGCAGACGATTAATACTCAATTGAGTATTTTGTTGTTTTGGGTCGCGCGTTTGCAGCCATTTGGCCGTCACGCCGGAATAGTTTTCACGATCGGCAACGTAAAAAAGGTGCTTATCGCCGTCCCCACGCTCAATCATCATTAAGGGGATCGGCGTGCCGCTGGCCGTCACGGCGTGCCCCGCTTTCATAAAAATAACCTTGCCGGCTTTGATTGAAACAAAGGCACCATTACGTTCGGCCAGGCGGGTGAGAAACGCAGCATCGGTCTCCTGAGACTGATCGATATGAGAAATAGCAATCGATGAAAGTCCCGCCGCAACGCTGGCAGTTAACTGGTTACGCTGAGCGATAGTATTGACTATCGCGCCGATCGTCGTGTCATGCCACGACTGTTCGCGCCGCACGTTTAGCTTTCCACGAAAATCAGCGCTGCATCCCCGAATGGTCAGCGTGTCCGGCACGCCCCGAAATTCAATTGTATCGATCGTAAAGTTCCCTTTCGGCTGGAGCGGGGTTCCCTCCCATCCCAGCCATAAGGAGAGCCTTGCCCCCCGGGCCGGCAAGTCTAACAGCCCGTCGGAATCATCCAGTTGAATATCTAGCTGATCGGCTTCCAGCCCACGTTTGTCGATCATGCTCAGGCTGATAAGACGGTGGCTGAAATTCTGTGTGACATCGCGATCGTCAAGCTTAAGCATAAAATCAGGGGCGATTTTCCCACCCGCCCGGATATTCATTTCGGTGATCATCCCACCAGCCCTCCAATGCTATTACGTGCGCTCGTCACCAGCTCTTCGGCCTGGGTTCTCAGATCGCCAAACATCGTCATCAGCGATTCGTCCACGCGTTTCAGTTCAAGCGTAAAATTAATTTTTCGGGCAGTACCGTCACTGTAAAAATCCGAATGCGTGTGCGTGACTTTTTCAATGATAAACATGCCGTGAATGATGCCGGTTCCGTCTATCAACGGCCATGCCCGCCCCTCATTCGCCATCAGCTCAACCGCCTTGAGGGAAAGCCGCCCTCCCGTGAGCTCAGGGTAAAGCAGTCCGGAGAGGGTAAAAGATGTCTCGCCTTCGCCAAGGTACTGCCAGGCTTTAGGTTTCCCGATCCGATTGTTGGACGCCCAGCGATAATCCTTTGTAAACTGCATTGTCTGATAGGGTAAGGTTCGTCGTTCAAAGACAAACAGACCCAGCACCATTAACATTTTCTCTCTCCTCAACCTTACATAAAGCTGGCTTGCTGCCGTCTCGCTTTATCCTGTTCAATGCTATCTATTGTCTCCCGGATTTGACGCGTCAGATCCGTTCCTGAGGCCGTGCCCCCCTGCAGCGTGATGTTGTATTCGCTTTTACTCTGATCGACGTAAGAGCGTCCTCCCGGCACGAGGGTTGGCTGATACCCCAGGCCGACGCCAGAGATCCCCGCCACCGGAATGGACGAACTGCCCGCAGAAGAGGATGTCGCGCCTGCTTTTGCCGCCGCGGCATCGAGATTACCCGACTCGTTTTTGATAAGACCGAGTTTCTCCAGCAGCCAGCTGGCCTTGCCGCTCAGGCTGTTAAAGAGATTAAGCGGTGCCATTAACGCATCACCCAGCGCCTGTCCAAAAATCACGCCAGCGTTTTTACAGCCATCCAGCGTTTCCTGCGTCGCCTTGATCGGCGTGATTAAGTCGGTGAACCATTGCCAGATACCGCCCAGCTTCTCCGAGATAGCGTCAAATACCGCCATCACCGGTGAGAACAGCGCACCCAGCGGTGCGAAAGCCGTTGAAAGCCCTTCCATCACTCCGCCAAAGAAGGCGCTGATGGGCTCCCAGTATTTGAAAATCAGTAAGGCGCCGGCGGCAATCGCCGCGCCAAGGGCAATCACCGGCCAGCTAAGTGCGCCCAGCACCGTCATGATGGCGCCGCCCACCACGCTGAATACCGTTCCTAACATCCCGGCCGCGGTGATAACCATATTGACGCCCGTCAGAACCGGGCCGAGAACCGTGCCTACGCCACCCAGTACGCCAGCAAACGCCTGCGCGCCGACAACAACGCTGGCGAGGGTCTGCGTCAGCTCAGGGTTGGCATTCACCCAAAGGGAGGCCGTGCCAAGCCAGCCGGTTGCGGTTGTTATCAGGTTACGCAGAGCGCCATCCGCTTTATCAAATACATCAATCTTCAACCCGTTCCACGCGGCCTGGAGTCGGTTGATATCGCCGTCAAGATTATCGGTCTGCACGGAAGCCGCGAGCGCGGTACTGCCCTTCGCCCCTTGCAACTGCTGGCGTTTTTCATCAAGCGATCCATCACCCGCGGCGGAAGCCAGCGCCCCCGAGGCTTTTATGGCATCCGGAGACTGAACATGGCGCAACATCGCGCTGAGCGCGTCCCCGGCGGCGGCGCCTTTCATCCCTTTTTCCGCCAGAACGCCCAGCAGCGCGGTGGTCTCTTCAAGCCCCATACCGGCGGCATCCGCAGCGGGCGCTGCAGAGGTGACGGCCGCCACCATCTCAGCGAGGCTGGTATTCGAAGAGGTAAAACCGCGGGTAAGCACATCTGCGATGCGTCCCGCATCCGCATCGGCCAGGCTATACGCGGCCTGCGTGCTGGCGATCATATCGGCCGCTTTAGCCGCGTCGACATTCCCCGCCAGGCTGAGGTTGACCGTTGGCGCGGTGGCCGCAAGCAGCCCATCGGCGTCATAGCCTGAACGAGTCAGTTCGGTTTGTGCCCGAAGGACCGTATCTGCAGGTACTCCGGTCCTGGCACTGACCTCCCGCGCCTGCTGGCGAATCGCCTCAAGCCGGGAATCCCCCTTCGCCAGGCCAAGGTTTGCCTGAATGGCCGACATCTGCTTTTCAACGCTGATGCCTGGCGCCATAAAGCGGGACGTCTGGTCAAAGCCCGCTTTGGCCATGCCCACCCCCGCATTCGCAAGCTGGCGCACCCGCGCGGTAACGCGTTTGCCTGACTCGTAGCGATTCTGAACGGTACTCAGCCGCTCCTGCTGCTGGTTGACGCGGGCCAGCGCATCACGCTGTCGGTTAAGCTGCTGCGTTTTTTCGCTGATGTGAGTTCGTAAACGACGCTCATCCGACGAGAGCGTACGCGTGTTGACTCCCGCCTGGGCGAGTTCAGTGCGCTGGCGCTGTACCGAATAGCGTAAGCTGTTGTACTCAAGCTTAAGGTCGGCCGCCGATTTTCGGGCTGCGGACAGCGCATCAGCCTGTGCCTGGGTAGGGTTTTGCGTGTTTTTAAGCTGCACCGCCAGCGCCGCTGCCTGTTGTTTCGCCTGTGCAAGCGACTGCTCCGTCACGGAGAGCTGGGCGTTTGCTTTCCTGAAGCCGTTAATACGCCCCGCCTGCTCATCAAGCGCCCCCAACGCCGTCTGCGAATCGTGGATATCGCTTGCGAGAGTGACGCTGGCGTTCTGGAGAGCGTTAAGCGGTCGGGTTGCCCTGTCGACTGCCTTAAGCAGCTCCTGAAGACTGACATTATTACTCATGGTGGTTTCCGCTTCGCTGCAGCGCTTTTTCGCGCCATAAGAGGAGTTCGGTCACGCTAAGGGAGTACAGTTCTGACGGCGGCCAGTGAAAGATCACCGCGATATCCGCCATCAGATCGTCGACCGACAGATTTTCGGGAAATTTCAGCGAGCCGAAGCCGGTGACAAAAAACCGATCACCTTACCGGCAAAAGAGAGCAGATCGCAGGCATCCAGGCGCGCAACCTCATGCTCGGTCAGCGCCGGAGAGGTCATTCGCGGCAGCACCTTAATCAGTGCATCGACGTCAGATTGCGCCAGCGACGCCAGCGATACCCCGCGCAGGGTTCCCGCATTGGGTTTAGAAACCGTCACCTGTTCAATTTTCTGCTCACCGCGCTGAACGGGGCTATCAAGCGTGACGATATGTGGGTTTTCACTTTCGTGCATGGCGGTCTCGTTGATATTTTCCATTTCGTTACTCTTCTGAAAGTTAACTCACCGGCCGGTAATCCCGGCCGGTTAAAGGGTTACAGGCCGATGGCCTTACGGTGTTCTGCCAGACGATCGACGCCGTCGACTTTCAGCACCATGTTGATGATGTCGATCTCGATGATCTCTTTGCCATCAATGGTCAGCTGGTAGTACGCGCACTCGGTGGACATCTTGGTGGTGCCGCTCTCGCCCTGCTTGTTTTCACCGCCATCGAACTCTTTATGACGGCCGCGCATGACGATTTCGACGGCGGAGATTTCGCCGGTATCATCGCGCTGATAAGAGCCGGTAAAGCGCAGCGGCACGCTGTCCGCGCCCGGAGAGGCATACTGCGCCCACAGCGCGGCGTCCGGCAGACCGCCAACGGTCCACTCCAGCGCCAGGGCATCATCGTCCAGACCGAGGTCGACAGAGACCGAGCCCGGCATACCGCCGCCGCGATACTTCTCCAGCTTGCGGGTAAGCTTCGGTAGGGTCACAGACTCAACAACGCCCATATAGCTCAGGCCATCGTTGAACATATTCAGGTATTTAAGTTTGCGTGGTAACGCCATGCTGCAGCTCCTTAGCTATTAACCGAATCTGACAGGTCTGCCAGATAGGTATCGGTGATGCGCTGGCGCAGGGTCAGATTTTCCAGCGGCGGGACAGGGGTGTAGTCGTAATCGATATACAGTTTCCCCGCTTTCAGGGTTGATGCATCGTTTGACTCAGGGTCATACCAGCAGGAGCCGTCGACGATATAGCCGTTGGTTTTCAGCTCGCGGAACTTGGCATTAATACCAGAAACGATGTCGCGGATAAGCGTTGGCGTGATGGGTTTATCCATCGCCCACGCGTGCGCTTCCGCCATGGTATCGGCCAGCACCTGCGCGGTACGGGTGTAGTTTTCAAAGACGAATAACGGATCGTCTGAGCAGGTACGGTTACCCCAGAATTTGAAGCCGTCGTTGCGAATCAGCGTGGTGACGCCCGCCTGGTTAAGCAGGTTCGCATCGGTAGCCTGTTCCTGCAGATCCCAGGAGACAGAGGCGCTTACGCCCGTAACGCCGTTGACGCCAACGTTTGACAGGGTTTTATGCCAGCCGATTGTCTGGTCGATTTTGGCGCGCAGGCCAAGCGCGCGGGCGGTTGCCCAGGCCGTCGTCGTTGCGTTCGTGGTGGTATCCCATGCCAGAAAATCAGGATGGATAACCATCAGCTCGCGCTGGCTGAAGTTTTTGCGGTAGTTGATCGCGTCAGAGATGGTTTTACAGCCCCATGCGCTGACGTAGCCGAACGCGCGCAGGCTCTGGCACATCGCGGCCAGTGCGGTCGCCACTTCCTGAGAATCCAGCCCCGGGACGCCGAGAATACGTGGCTTAACGCCGGTTACCGTTTTCGCAGTCAGAAGCGCCTTCAGGCCGGTATATTTACCGTTTTCATCGGTGGTACCGATGATGTTGGAAACGGTCTGCTTGCGCGCCTCTTCCGGTGTTTCAGCGGTGCCTTCAGCCACGCGAACAACAACGACAACCGGTTTACACTGGTCAGCGATCGCCTGCAGAGAAGCGGACAGCGTCCCCGCCTTACCGGCTTTCGCAATCGCATTTTGCACGTTGGTAATGAGCACGGGCTCGTTTAAAGGAAATGTCTTGTCGTCAGCATCGCTGGCCGTACAGACCATACCGATGATTGCCGTCGAGACGGTGGAAATGGTGCGGGTGCCATCGTTGATTTCGATAACTTCCACGCCGTGGTGAAAATCACTCATCCGTTTAACTCCTTGGTTGGTTGGTGAGTGATATTGTCGCGGTTGGAGTTGTTATGGGCTAACTGTCACCGTCCAGCGGTGACTGGCACAACGATTGTCCGATTACCGTGGCGGGGAATTTTTTATAAAGCGTTGAAACACCCACATCAAAAATTAACGCAACGCGCTGTCGGGATTCTCCGGCAGCAATCAGTCTTCCAGCCTGAGCCCATTCCTCCTGCGTCAATTTAGGGCGTCTGCCACCAATACGTCCCTGTTCCCGCGCTGCGGCCAGCCCGGCGCACGTCCTCTCGACAATGAGTTCACGCTCCATTTCAGCAAGCGCTCCCATAATATGGAAGAAGAAACGCCCCATTGGCGTTGAGGTATCAATGCTATCAGTCAAACTGCGGAAGTTAATGCTTCGCTGGCGTAGTTCCTCGGTCATTGAAACAAGGTGGCGCATACTGCGCCCGAGCCGATCGAGTTTCCATACAACGAGAGTATCGCCCGCATTCAGCTGTCTGAGGGCACGATTGAGCCCTGGTCTGTTTGTCGATTTACCGCTGATTTTATCTTCAAAAATTAGCTCACATCCTGAACGCTGCAGCGCGTCACGCTGTAAGGCGGTGTTTTGTTCATTTGTTGACACGCGTATGTATCCAATAAGCATGGTCTTTCTCTCCGTCAAAACCGGAAATCATGCCACTTAATTGATAAACACGCATTTTCGAAAACCTTGGTTTGGGAGGAGCTAAATACGTAACCAGTCGAGGAAGTAACGCAAATGGAGCTTGGGTAATATGGTCGGATGGAGCCATTGAGGTTATGGGGTATGGTGTAATCCTTGATAACGGCCTGGCAACCGTTAATTACCCAATTGCGCTACCAGGTATAAGCCGCTATATCAGCATTGCCGAACGTCTCTCTGCTGATCCTGGCACAGCACCCAACTTTGCTCATTCATCAATGATCATTGATGCTTTAACAACAAATATCGGTTTCAAAGCTCGTTGCACAATGGCCGCAACGGGTGCCCCATCAAATAATGGTTTTTCGTGGAGAGTTTACTATGCGCCTATTTAATCCGATCACGATGACGGAGGTCATTCATGGTT